CTGCATTTAAAATTGCAGACATTCGAAAAACTAATCTCTACATATTTTGGATTAAAATCTTTGTCATACCCATCCTGTGTAATTTGGTCAAAATATGGTATGGACCATAATTCAGAACTTTTTAGAACGCGATCACTAAACTGATCAATATTATCTAAATCTTCTATATTCCAACAATAATTACATTCATTAGGACGATGGCCTTCGAGCATTTCTTTTCTAATTAATTTCTTATATTCTGTGTTATGTAGAGCTGATGGTTTTTTTTGAATTTCTGCTATCGGAATTACATGAGTTCTAGGATGATGACAACTATGTGTGTGACCTACACCTAAGTGAATCGTAGACTGAGTCCATTTAGCCAGACACATTCCCGGACCTATTTTGTCAAGAATATTTTTGACTGCAAGTTTTTTATTTTCAGAATCCACTTTCTTCCAAGGATGTAAGTACATCAGTTAATTCTGGTATAGTATTAAAAATATTTTCATTTCTAATATGATCTAATCTTTTTGTAATTTCTACAAACTGCTGTGCTTGACTTTTATCATAAGGTTTGGACAACTCAAATAATATTTGTAAAAAAATAAATCTAACATCTGTTACATATCTTTCGTTATGTGTCTGAATAAAATTGTTTATTTTAGAAACTATTTGTTTTCTAAAATCTTCTGATAAAATATGGACATGATAATGGGACGGCCATTCTAACAAGTTTAAATAAAAGTTGCTAAATCTTCGAGTCGAAGTTATTACCCCTATACTGATTAAATAATCAATAATTTCCGGCAGTCTGAAAACATTCATTGCACCTGCAGTAATAGCCGGTCTTACATGTATGTTTGGTAATTTAGATAGTTCTATCAAATTATTTTCTACCTGTTTCCAAACAGTGCCGGATCTTATTAATTCTGCACGGTCACCAATCTCGTCGACACTGGGCCAAATTTCTAATTTTCCAGGTTGCCATTTACTCCAAATATCTAATATATTTTTCTTTTTATAAATAAGGGTTGATAAATTTGTATTATAAGATATTTTTACATCATATCTCTGATATTTTTGCAACAAATCTAATATATACCAATGTTCGTCCATTAATAATGGTTCACCGCCAGCGAAATAAATTTTTTCAACTGTTTGAATTTGCTCTTCTAAAAATTCATAATTATTAGATGAACCAACTTGCTGTATATTCCATACCTTCTCTTGATCTTTGACCCATCCCATTTTTTTGGCATCAGGTACCCATGATGAACTATATCTCGGTCCGCAGCTACGACATTTAAAATTACAAAGATTACTAAATCTAAAATCCCAGTATCTTAAATCCATAGCGTGACATGTGCCGTCATCATCGGTAATTTTAGGAATGGAATCTATGACATGATTAAATTCTTCATTATGTCTAGTTCTACCACTATAACCAGCAGATGTTTCAGCGCTGAAACATTTAATACAAATTTCCGGTTGTTTTCCTTCTATCATAGTTCGACGAAGAGATTTCATATTTTCACTGTTCCAAATTTCATCAACTGTTTGATCATTTAGATCACCGGCAAAATATTCGAAAGTTGAAGTCAAGCAACAAGGAACTACTTTTCCATTAGGTTCAAAATTTAAATGCATCCATGGAATAGCACAAATTGTCTTTCGATCAAAAGATTTAATAGTTCTATCTTTTCCGTATTGTTCTCTGAGCCAATCAAAATCATTTATTTTAAAGAGGGCCTCTGGATTTTCTATATTCTCCAATCCATATGTTTTGCCTAAAGTGGCACCTTGCAATGCAAATTTACCGAAAGGTCGATCGGCACCTTTAGTACACCATGTCTCTAAACGATTATCTGTTTCTTCGTCATAATTTTTGTCAATCGGCTTAGTTGCCAACTTTACACATTCTCGAAAAGCTGATTTCCAAGTATTAAACGGATCTGTATTAAACTTCGTGATATTACTTATCGTTGCGATAGATCTAAATTCAGTACTGATCGATAGAGTCATGTCTACAGTATTTGTATTCATTGAAAGAACTAAATCTTTGGGTAACAATTTTACTCCGCCATATCCATACACCAAATCATTTATAGGATTAATAGATTGCCAAATAAAAACGATATCTCTTTCATATCTGGATACCTCATGATCAAATTTAAAATCATCTACTATTTCGGCATCTCCGTCGACTGCATAAAACATATTCGTATCTGCTATTTCGGCTGCGGCTTTGTGTGCATTATGTATACCTTTTATACCATGCACTCTTTTAGATCGGGGAAATTTAGATTTTAATTTTTCATAATTTTCATCTGCATTAGGCTCATTATAACTGATAAAAACAATATCATATGGCTTTAATTTCGACGCAACGATTTCGTATTGTTTCTTTTCGATAGGAAATCTAAAATCTATTTCTTTTTTAGATAACTTTTTATTTTTTGGAACACAAGATATACCATTATATATTAATTCGTTTCTAAATTTATGTTGAAATACATGATTAATATTTCTATCATATAGATTATGATGATTGAAATAAAGATCAAAGTCGAAATCTAAAACCTCTACTTCTTTAGGTATCATCCAAAACATTTCCATTCTACTTTTGTCGCAAGCATCGATATAATCATCATAGGTGTCTATGATAAATTTTTCAAATTGTTGAGGACGAGATGCAACTATATCTATTTCTTTTTTTTCTATAAAAAATCTATGTTCTAATTCTTTTTCCGTAACTGTTTTATTTTTAGGCATCAAACATATTCCGTCAAAAAAATTCTTATTTTTAAAAATATGTACAATATGTTGGTTATGATATTCTATTTGATATTCAAAATTAAATTTTTCATCAATAATTATATCATTCCAGATCGCCCAAAATACATTAGTAGTTGATTGTTCTATAGCTTTTAAATATTCTTCATAAGAATTAATATAAAAAATATCATATTGTCTGGGCTCACTTGCCTGAATATCAACTTCTTTTTTAGCTGTATAAAATCTATGCGTAAACTCTCTCTGCGAGATAGACAATGCCTTAGGTACTAAACAAAGTCCGTCAAAAAAATCTCTATTTTTAAACACATGAATATATTGTTCGTCCCATTTTGTTGCACGGTAGGCACTTAAATCAAAATCATCATTTAATATGATATCATCCCATACTACCCAATACATTTTAGTAAAGGCTTGATTTTTGATCTGATCAAAAGATGTAATATTTTCTAATTTTTGTGCAGTAGGATATTTCTGCATTAGTTTTTTCCATTCAGCATCATTAAACTTATTATTGGAGATATAAAAAATATCATACATCTGTGTTCGTCCTATAATAGGTAAGACCTAAATTTATTGTTTCGTCGTACAAATCTAAAGTATATTTACTCTGCTGGGCGTCTAACCACGGCCAATCTAAGCCTAAATTAATTTTTATCTTTTCGCCTAAATTCTTAATTTCATCTACCAACCCCTCGGCATTAACTTCTTCGTAGAGTCGACCATACTGATTCCATATACCTCTAAGTATTTCAAAATCTCTAACATCTACATAGTTCCAATCAGTGCAGTTGGCCATCCATGTGCCTAATCTTGCACCATAGATTGCATAAAGACCGTATTCTTCGTGAGCGCCAACTGTTGACCACATGCGTAATCTATGGATATTGTGCCACCAGATTCTCTGTTTTATTTCTTGAGGTGGAACTTTTACTCCGTCAAGCAGAGTCATTTTAACACCTTCACGGAATCCTGCCCTCCATGCTTGAAAAGGGCTGGCATTTATATAGACGTCGCTGAAACATTGTGGAAATTGTTTATAACCATCTTCCCAGCAGAAATCTACCTGTGCTCGATCGCTGTCGCTGGCTTCGTGAGTCTGCATTTTTATGACGAAATCTTTACGCCATAGTTTCAATCCTCCGTTGCCGTACATGAGTCCATTGACGATGTTTTTTCCTACCCAGCTGTAGACCTGTATGTTTTCTTTGATATCAAGATCTAAATTAAAAAAACTGTTGTTTACTATATTATCAGCGTCAACACTAACAAAATATTCTGTGTCTGATAATTCTGCCGCGGCTTTATGGGCGTGGTCCGAACCTTTAACTCCGTGAACACGTTTGGCCCAGGGAACTTTATTGCATAGATCTGCATAATGTAGATCTGCATTAGGTTCATCATAACTCAAAAATACAACATCAAATTCTACTATTTTCATTTATATTCGATAACGTAATTTTTAAAAATACGTCTAGTATAGACACTAAATTCTTTAGGAAAATATACACGGTAATCTAAAGATTTCGATTTGAACAGTTGATCTACAGTAACGGATATTGTATCATAGAGAGCGTTAGGATCATTATAATCTGTAATTAAAAACAACATTTCTGTACTACCATTCCATAGAATTTTTTTGGATTGATAAAACTTTTCCGATAATGTTATGATTAGTTTTTTCCTAGTTACATCAGCAGATAATGATATATCATTATCATTATTCTCCGACCAGCGTTGATCTATGATACGATGCAATACATCATCTATTTTCGTAAGGCTCTTAGTTTCTATTTTTTCTAGACCCCCACTTGAAATATCCACTGCATATGAATTTAAATTTGTTTTACCTTCCAACACCGATAATGCAACATCGTCATCAATATGTATTTTGTGATCAGTCTCGGGGCAAGAATGATTAGGATAGATTCCTGTAATCTGCCCTGTAGACGAATCAAACACTGCATAATAAACAATTTCCTGTAACGGAATAGTCTTAAGCCATTCCTCGAAATCTTTTAGCGCAGCTTCCATGCTATCTCCTCGAGGATGTTTATAATCTCATCAGTAATTAAATCTTTCTCTACGTAATGTACGATATGGTGTTGTTGATAATTTCCAATCTTTAGTCCAGCCTGTCTATTCAAATAAAAACCTACATGATGAGTAAACTTATCAGCTGGCCAAGGCCAGTTTTGAACCGATCCCTTCATATGTACTATTTTTGGAAAATCTAGATCGTAAGAAATATCATCGTATATATCAAGTATTTTGGCCGATAATGCAAATGCTTCATCGGTACCTACAATTTTCGGTTTATGTTGAGCGAAATAAATATTCGAATATTCTTTAGGATTTTTTATGATATGTCTACCTAATGCAAAAAAATCTTTGGCCAACGCAGAATCTTTCTTAAAAAATGTATACATTGAATAAAGATTCGGAAGATCGTTTTTAGTAAAACATCTACGATAATAATCGCTAGTTACTATTTCCTCTCTATAGGTGAATACTTTACCAGGAAGATATACATCACAATTTTCTAAAAAATATTCTACCCAATGACTATAATCTCTTAAAAACAACATATCGACATCTAAACATATTGTAGATTCCCAAGGAGTTAATTTGTCCATCCACGATCTACCATTCCAGAATGCTTCCTGATTCCATTCTATAACATGATCAAAAACCCAAGGAGACTTAATTCTCTCTAACTGTTGTTTATCGTCGATAACTAACGCTACTTTATCAAATCCAGGTTTCTGCGTATTCTTAATGCTCAGTGCTAATGCATACGCCATTTTAAGATAATCTATGTTATCATGTGAAGATACAACTAAAAGATAACCGAAGTTCATAGGCTCATCAACCTTTCATAGTGACGAATGATACTCTGTTTATTCATTATGTGTACATCACGATCTTTAATTGATACCAAATAAAAAGATTCTGTATCTATACTAGATTTAATCGAAAAAATCATCCTTCCGTCATCATTTATTTTTTCTAAAATATCTTTATCTTGTACTGTAAAAACATCTGGTAAAGAAATTTGTGATTTTTCAAATCCGTCTAATATATGTTTGGCTACACTAAAGGAAATATCATTACGATATTGATCTGATTTAAATCTAAATAAATCGGCATAATATTTGTAATTTTCTCTTACGTAATCTACTAACTGGAAAAATATTTTACTTTTTTCGTTTTTTGTAAACATCACTGTAGTTGCCCAATACAGATGGGTGCCTGTTTCCGAAACCCATCGATCTAAAACTCCGGATCGATCACCTTGTATATCATTAAAGCCTCCAGAAATTAATATATCTTTGTCAATATCCCAATAATTATTTAAATTATCAGAACATATTAAAAAATCACTATCTATCAATAGACTACGTTCATATGGAGTATGATGCCAAATTACAGATCTATTCGAATTTAAAAAGGGCACCCGATCATGATCGTTGCCATCATACAAAATTCTTTGATTATCAGTATCGGGTCTTTCCGTCGTAATTATCTGATCGAAGATTGATTCTGTTTCTTTCCATATTTGAGATTGTTGCATCCATTGTATTGTTTCATCGTCAGTGATCAAAGATACCGGTACACCTAAATTTTTTCCTGCAAATTTAGCCGCAATCAATGCCATTTTAGCATAATCGATCTTTCGATTATTATGAGCTAAAATTATGATTCCCTTATTCATAATCAACTAACTTTTCTACAGATCTGCTTTTTTTGATCTTTTCGTATTCCTGTTGATAATCAGATGTCACAGAAAAATATCTGTCAAATATCTCAGTTTTAAATTGTTCTAGATCTTCGACCAATATAGGATTTTCGTTCTGATCTAACAGCACTACACCAGATGTCCTTCCTTCAGAACATAATAATGAGACAAAGGTCACTAGAATTCTATCGATTTTAAAAATACCGCCATTGTGGCCATAGGTCAATTTTGCCTGCATTTTTTCATTCAATGATCGACGTTGCACTGCAAGTGTCTGTCTGTAGTTAGAAAAATCCAAAGCTTTTTTAAGACGCTCGTCCATATTTCCTCCGTAGTAAACTGTACAGGTTATTTACCAGGAGAAAAATATGGACAAAAAAATTATGAATAAATGAATGAACCGATGGATGTGGTACCACCACCCGCGGGATTCGGTCCGCTAGTAATGAAGTTACCTGCAGTTGGTGAAGGCTGTAACACACCACTGGCACGCACCATATCTGTAGTAATTGTTAACGTTCCATTAACAGCGTCTTCTGGAGGAATTCCTACTGGGGGAGGGGGATCAACATAAGGGTCATTTAAAAGAACTCTAATAAAAACTTGATTGGCAGTTCCGGAAGAGTTATCGGCTACATTTGATCTGGCCTGCAATCTATATGTATTACTAGAGTAAGGACTGCTGGCAGTAGCGGTATAAAAAGTTTGGAAGGTATTTGTCAGCCTGAAATAGTTTGTCCCATTTAGCGGACTAAATCCAGTACTAGGCAGTTGGCCACCGACACTTTGTTGTCCGGCTGAAGTTAAAAGATTTTCCCAAGATATGGTTTGAGCTTTGGTTACACTTTTTACAAAACTAGTTGTAACTCTCAGTCGACCTCCACTATTAAAGAAAAATCTAGCTGTTTCTGCGGTGCTAAATGTATAGGTAATATCTGCATATATTTCGCTGAGCCAGGTTATATCACCAGAACTAACTGATGCTAGACTCTCGGTGACAAACTGACCTGAACCTAGATTAAACCTATTAGCTATAATGGTATCGGCAAGTGTATCGTATGAATTATTAGGATGACCTGCTCCGAATCTTATCGGGGCACCAGTAGACACACTGACGATCGTGGGATTTGTACCGTTCTGATGGACTAGACAGTTAAAGATATCGAATCTTAAATTTCCCCATTGTGCGGCGGTGATATTGTTACCATCGGCTACCGCAGAACTCTGTAATCTAGCGGCTTGCCCGTAACCGGCATTTCCCGTACCGGTGCCTAAAACCGCTATAATTTTATTTCTGATACCGTTGTAATCAACATCTTCGATAATTCCGCCGACACTGTTAGCCATTTTTGATCCTTAAATTACTATCGCTTCTATTAGTTTTTCTTCGACATCGTTGTTATCTTCTAAAGCGATAGCAAATACCTCAGAAGAATGACGTACAGATTTCGTAGCAAATCCATTATCAGCAGCGATTAAATTATCACCTTTACAAACACTTCCTATAACTCTAATCGGAACCCTGCCTTTGAGTGCTATATACGTTCCGCCTTCTAAATCTTTGTTCATCATAAATGCTGGATTGGAGCTAACCACTCCTATAGCTCTTTTTCCAAATGAGGATGCAGTTACTTCTGCATTCCCGCCTACGCACATCACAGTCCCCACAGCATATTCTTTATCGCATAGATATTTTTCTGCTAGGTCAGCATATCTGGCGGCAGTGGCAGTTCCATTGAATACATTTGCTGTAAGATTTCCGCCGCCATCCCTAGCTGCTATGGTATTAGCTGACGCGGTAGTTTTTGCTGATTTAAAATTGGGATCGGTATCCGTAGCAAGATCGTTGATTCTCAACCTGTCGGACTTATCTGCTGTTCCCACGAACTGATTTGCTATAAGATTTCCGCTACCGTCTCTTTCTGCTATTGTAGTTGCGGTAGCTGCACTAGATGCTAATTTGCTGTTTAGAGTCAATGCATTATTGGCGGTGCCTATGACATCACCTATGACATTACCTGTTAAGTTTCCTACGAACGCAGCGGTAACAGTTTTAGTAGCTGCGTTTATGATCGTGGTAAGATCGCTCGCTATAACATTACCAGTGACATTACCAGCGACATTACCGGTGACATTACCCGATAAATCGCCTGTAAATGTAATAGAATAGACATTGTTCCAGCGTTCGGAAACTTTTCCTAGAGTAAAAAAATTATTTTGACCGGGATATAGAGAGGTTCTATCAAAAACAGCTACATCTCGTTGATCGCCAGAACTTACTCTAATTCTAATCCTAAAATCATCGCCTAATTGATTTTCTATTACAGGGAGAAGCCCGTCTACATAAAATCTAATATCTCTTTGATCGCCAAGATAAAATCCCTGATCATCGAATTCTGCGCCTGAAGGTAATGCAGGATTAGACAATCTAACAAAATCCTCTGCCACGAAACTACCTAATTTAAGAGCATTAGCCGCTGTTCCCCAGAAATAATGATCGGTAGATGTAATTCCAGTCACACCATTAGTGTTAACTAATGTTATTCCTTTCTTTATTACCGAAAATCCTGTTATAGGAGTTTCGCTGCCCAGAGTGAACGCATCTTTACTGATAACCAGCATAGTTTCGCCACCAGCCAACAATTTCGCTATGCTATGTGTTCCACCGGTAGTATCTCTAACTAACTGTGGTACTAGTGCCGAAGTGCCAATATCGGGGGCGTTTTCTGGACCGATCAATACGAATTCGGTACCGTTGAAAGCGTATAATTGCTGTCCGGCCGTGTCAAACCAAAAATCACCGGGTGTCAACCCGCTAGGTGCTGTTTGGCTGGCTTCTGCACCACCTGCTGTCCTAAACCTTGAGCCATCATAAAACTTTAATTTTTTATTCGCCGAATCGAACCAAATCTGTCCTGTAACAACTTTGGGAGGTGCTGTGGTATTAGAGAAATTTTCTAAAAGATGAAGGAAATTTTCGTTCTGTACTTCGCCGTATCCGGCATAATTTTTACCTACGAATCTTAGATCAGTAGTCGTATCAATGGTTCCATCTTCGACTGATACTAAAAATGTTCCATTAAATTTATCTACTTGATACGCCATCAAAAAGCTCCAATTGTTATCTTATATTTATCAGCAGTTTATTTTTAAAGTCTACCTACGACCACTTCGATCAAACCATCTAACCCGTCAAAATCCTCCAATGATTTGCCTATAATCGTGCCTATTTCTGGGTTTTCGCATGCCATAGCATACCCTTTTCCTGCAGAAATAAGCATATCTCCTTTCTTTATAAATCCTGTGACTTTACAGGGAACACGTCCTTGTAGAGCCAAAGGCACCACGAATTTTCCGGAAATTTTTGAGTTCATTAGATATGCGGGATCGGTAGAAACCACACCTGCCACTGCTCTAGCAGCAGATTCCGCTAAGGTCACTTCTGCTTCTCCGCCAAACATCAGTACAGTGCCCGGTTCGTATGCGAAATCAGCGAGATAATTTTCTGCCAGATCAGCATATTGTGCCGTGGTAGCTGTTCCAACGAAAAATTCAGAATATACATTCTTCCATCTGTAATTCACATGTCCGAGATTGATCGCTGTGTCTCGAGTAGCGGTCATCGAGGGAAAATTGGCGCCACCTAAAGATAATGCAACATCACCAGGTAATAATCCTATTCTAGCTGTAGAGCCAGGATATGCTGAATCTGCTACTTGTAAATACAAGGATTTGCCGGCTATCTGCGATGATAGAATCGGATCCTCAGTATTTGCATCCGCAAAAACTCGCAAAACATTATTATTACCTACGGTTATTCCTGTATTTCTCACAGCTAAATTGTTTAGAAATCCAACACTTATGAGACTGCTGGCAGTAACATTAGGTGCCAGTGTGTTTCCAGTTAACGTACTAGATTCGGCAGTAACAATAACATTACTGGTACCATCAAACAGTGTACCATTTATAGTTCTAGGTGTTTCAAGTTTTGTCGCAGTAAAGGCATTTCCAGTAAAAGTCGCACCGATGACCTGGGCAGCCTGAACGACATTAAATGTGCTCGTGCCATTGTTTACCGTTACATTACCTTGAACGTCGCCGATCAAGTTAGCTGTGATCGTTCCTGCACTAAAGTTTCCTGCACTATCTCTAGCTACAACTTTTCCTATCGTGTTATCTGCTGTTGCATCGACCGCCCAAGTAGAAGCGGAAGATCCGTTGAAATTACTTCCAGTTAAATACGTACCTCTGGTCAGTGCAGCCGTAGTCGTTGAAGTTATAGTTATATCGGTCTGACCATCAAAATTGATTCCGTTTATCTTCCTTGGATTTGCCAATCTAGATGCTGATTCTGCATTTCCTATAAGATCTCCTGTATAAGAATAAATTTTATTTCCTGTTACGGTCCTGGCATTTAAATTTATTCCAGGTTTTATATTAAAAAATCCATCAATAAAATCTGAAATACTTATAGAAAACTCATCCGAGCTGATTATACAAATCGTCTGATCGTTGTTTACAAGTTCTAGAATGGGGTGAGCTGTTCCGGCAGAGTCTCTAATAGACCTCGCTCTAGCCTTGGTCGTTGCGAAATTTTCTACTGCTTCGGGACCTACTAATATCCATCCATCGTTATAGACATAGAGTTGATTGGTATCTTGATCAACCCATAACCCGCCTTCGGTGCCGGAAGGTTGAGAGTTAGAAACCACTGCAGACCCCACCGACTTCCAATCGATTCCATCATAGACGTTTAACGTTTTATTTTGGCTATTAAACCATGTTTGCCCGGACAAAGGTCTAGAAGGCGGGCTAGCGTTTGCGAAATTTTCTAAAAGATATACGAAATTTTCATTCTGTATCTCGCCATATCCAGTATAATTCCTACCAACCAAACTGATACTGGTAGATACGTCAACCGTTCCATCATCTAATACAGTTAATTGGGCACCACTAAATCTATTAATTATATAAGGCATTTATCGCTCCAATCATGATACGAACGTCCATGCTCCTGTTACTAGCTGGAAGGTTTTAACGACGCGAGTTGGTGTTATCGCAGGTGCCGGAATAGTAGCTGTGGCGAATGCCACTGGTTCAATTACCGCTGGGGCTGTGCCGGTAGGAGTAACAAATGTCGCCGTGGTCGTTGATACTAATGTGTTAATGTTTAAACTTGTAGATCCTGCCGATAAAAAACTACACACAATCCTCGCGATCGTTCCATTTTCATATTCGTTTACTGGAGCGATCTGAGACAACAAAGTGGCTATGCCGCTGTTAGAAATACCGTCCGAAATATCTAGGCTTAAAACAATAGACCTAGTCCTTACGAAATTAGTCACATATTCTTTGTTAGTCGCTTCCGATAGTTGAGTAGCGGACAATAATGTGCTAGATTCGGTGGTTTGAGAAACACCGGCCTGGCCAGTAGTAGCCAATCCTTCTATCTTAGGAGATCCTATCAACACAATATCTCCTGTACCATTAGGTGCTAATTCTAGATCCTGATTAGTCTGAATTGTTGATATTCTATTGTCCTGTATTCGTGTATAGGTAGTAGGCGTAGTCGCAGGGGCTATGACCGGTCCCACATTGAGGACGACCTGCGTACCGAAACTGGTAACTCCTGGAATGCTAGTGATCCCAGATCCAAGAGAAGTACCGGAGATCACAGTCACACCATTGATTTTAAATTCTTTACCGCTGACCAAATTGATGTGTTCGGTGGAAAACCATGCTGTTTGAGACCTATCCCAGGTCCATTCGTGATCGGTCGCTCCGCGAACAACTATACCTCCGCCATCTGCATATTCGTCGGTGGAGGTGCTATCTCCGGTATTCGCCAGAGTAATCTGTTTATTTTCTACTAATAATTCAGTGGTTTTGATAACATTGACATCTCCGTCGTTGATCACCAGGTTGCCTTTGATCGTGACATCACCTTCGACTGTGAGATCTCCCCCTGCGGTAATTTCGCTAGTTGGTATTCCAGAATATAAATTAATTCGCCTATTTAATGCATCGATATTAATAGCTGTTTCAGCTACAATTCCGCGTCTAACTAATAAATTTAAAGCTTTGTCTGATGCAATATTAGTCAATAACACATCTCCGTTATTAACTGTTAATTGTGCTTGACTGGCATCACCTACAATCAACCCTAGATTAGATGCTAATATTAGCTGTCCGTCGATGATATTAGAAGTATCATTCCTAACATATACACTAGCAGGCTGTCCTCCTAATTGATCCGAATTAGTACAGGTGACATTAAATTTAATCCCTGTTAATGTACCGGCGTTAAAACCTGGTTGGATATTTCCACTAAATCCAGTTATAGGTAATTTCGGTGTGAAAGAGTCTTTGCTGAAAATACCTATCAAAATTCCATTGGTATATAGATAGGTAATTACTCGACTTTGATTTAGTGTATCTAATATTGTCGCTACTCTTAGACCACTTAAACCTTGACCTTCTGAGTAATCCGGCCCTAGTAAAATCGTGTTGGTACCATCATAAAAAAATAATTGTTTATTTAGATCATCAAACCAAAGATCGCCGATTCCCAATGTCAGTGGTTGGCTCGTAGATATAGTAGCTGAGCTGACTGGTACAAATGCCGTTCCATTATACACCTTAAGCTTTGATTCGGACGCATCAAACCATATCTGACCCCGTATGGGATTCGAAGGCTGAGATGTGTCCGCAAAATTTTCTAATAATCTAACGAAATTTTCATTTAATGTTTCTCCGAATCCACTATAGTTTTTTCCTATCAAGGTTATATCAGTAGAAAACTGATCTATCTGTCCGTCTGCTACCGTAGCTAAAATCGTTCCATCTGTTTTATTAATCGAATATGCCATCTTTTGTCCTTAGAATGCGGGTAGCCCAGAGCGTATGATGTAATTTATCGTGAGGTAAGGATTCATCACGGCAAATGGTTGCCCTAACGAACCAGACGTTCTTACACCTCCCGAACTTGGTAGATATTGACTCTGACCTACTGTAGTCGGACCTTTATCGCTGAATGCTCCGGAATCTAACGGTGCTGCGGTATCGATTCTCGTGGCAAAATATTGTTGTCCGGTAGATCCTCTCATATTGTGTTCATGATCTGGAAGATTGCCCACTATAAGAGTATTAGAACTTTGTCCTCCGAATCCTGCAAGATTGTCTGCGGCTGTTCCAGGTACTCTGTCTATGTTTCCTCCACCAGCATCTACATATCCTCCTGTGTTGTTCGGAACGGTGATGCCATTCTCCATGTTATCACGACCTAGAGCGAATCTTCCTCTTAGATCTGGCAATCTATAAGTTCCAACTCCAACAAGGGCAGCCGAACCATTATACGTAGTACCTATGACATCGAACAATAGATTATATCTTACTCTTTCTAATTCGCTTCCGTCACACAAAAGATATCCTTCTGGTACATTGGCACCAGCAAATGGAAAAATAGTTCCGATAGGTACAGCAAGATCTGCAAAGAAGGCATTTCTAGTTTGTTTGATAAGACCTTTTCCTGAACGAAAAACAAGAAGAGTGTCGCTGGCTAAAGACTGCGGATTATCTTGAGCGCCTCCAGGTAATTGCTGCGGAAATAGTTTGCTGCTTATGAGTCCAGGTGAAATCTCAGTTACAAACGTTTTAGTAAGGCCGCCGACCTGGCCATCGAAGGTTACGGGAGGAGCGGAAACATCTCCGCTAAACTGAAAAGAGGTTGCGAATCTAAGATTGGTGGCTGTGCTAGCATTACCGACTATGTTTCCGTCGAGGGTCCCTTCAATAACATCTGCCACTAATCTTTTGGTTCTAACATTGTTCCATCTTCGACTAGCCGTACCTAGATCATAAAAATCTGTAATCTTAGGCGATGTATTCGCTAAATTGGCTGAACCAGTTACATCTATAGATTCTCCTACAATGAGATTTTTAGCGATAGAAACGCCGCCGGCGGTTCTTATGGTTCCATTAGTTAAATTTGTAGCAACATTAGAATTCGTAACGATGATATTACCATCAGTTAGGACGTTTCCAGACACTTCTAAAACTTCGTTGGGGTCTGGTACATTGATTCCTACTTTATTGTCGATGACACGAAGTATAGTTTCAGGAATACCCCCTCTATTGATTTGTAGATCTAAGCTACTCCCTTCGGCAGAATTATAAATTTTTGCCGCAGTTGTTGAAGTAGTCAAACTGAAATTTCCGTCGGTACCTATGTTAATACCAGAATTATTTCTAATGTTAATGCCAAACTCTGTGGTATTGATAACATCGGATCTCAAAAAACTTCCGGCAGGTATTTCAACACCAGAAATATTGAGAGCATCGGCAGTGTTTGCTTTACCCCACAGCTTTGTCTCGAGATCGTTATCATCTACCTGCAACGAAGTTATATTCAACCCTGTCCGTATTATGTTGAATCCCGGTATAGAAATTTTAGGAGTAAAACTATCTTTGCTGATTATAAAAATTGGTTCGTCTTCTACATAAAAAGTTAAAACAATCCTGTCTTGGCCATCGGAATCATCAAGTTGTTCTACTAATGGACCACTTCGTAATCCCGTAGAAAAATTGGGTCCAACCAGAATCCATCGTGTTCCAGAAAATATGTATAATTGTTGGTTAGTTGTATCCACCCAAAGTTCGCCTAATCTTGCGGAATCTACCGCAGGTTCTACGGGGCTTTTTTGTATATTAGAAGCTGCCTTCCATTGCACGTTATCCCATATCTTTAATACACCTTCGGCACTATCATACCATAGTTGCCCCTCAGTGGGATTTGTTGGAGCTGTAGATCTAGCAAAATTTTCTAGCAGAGCAAGAAAATTTTCGGCGATTATCTGTCCATAACCGGTGACATTTCTTCCCGGAAAAACCAAGCTAGTATCTGTGCTAGAGGTATTATCGAATACTGTGATCGGTACTTTATTTTCTCTATCTGTAAAGTTTACAATATATGGCATCGTTATACCTCATTAAATCCGGTTAAACTTTGTATGCGTATAGTATAGTCTATCTGCAACAATCTGTTTAATGATTTTTGCACAGGATGAAATACCACATGAGTTAATAATCTACCAGTTCCATTAGGATTGTATGACCTTAAACCTAACTCATCAAAAACAAAATTACCGTCTAAAGTCTGACTATTGTCAAATGCCTCTTGTCCATCAGGTTCTCCATAATCTAACACGCATGATATAATTATATCGCTGTATGTAGCACCGCTAATATGTCTTATTTCCATTTTATTTCTGATAGGATCGCTATTAATAATAGAATTTTGATCAACATTTTTACTATAAGTCTGATTATATAAACTAGAATTAACTCCCACTGTATTAGGTGTAAGATAAGTTATTAGTCCGGTAGGATCGACCGTCGTACCACCGGATCCAAAAACCATTTCGTAGATAGTTCCTTGACCTTGATTTGCTAAAGCATTCACCATAGCCACGCTCATGTTTTCGTAATGAATAGCATTGCGTTTATCCATAAACACTTCTTTGGTTTCTGGATCAAAAATTTTAATGTGGCCTTCAAAATGAAATCCACCTGTTTCATTGGGCATATTTTTACTATTCTCCACGTCGGTATTTTTTTCTTCTGTAGTGTATTTATTCTGGTAATTCGCTGGATTTTTCATTTATAAATCTCACATAAGGGGTATTATTTTCTAGGAAAGTCAGCCCTTTAGAAGCAGAGCTTTCTCCTCTTTCATACCAAATTCTACCTGTTCTTTTTATAATAGTAATTCTAGTGCCTGCCGGCACCGCCGAAGTTAATCTTATCTGCGGTAAAGCACCATCTACGCTAAATTCTGATTCTAAATTTACGTCTGATTCTGGGCTGGTAGATCCCAGATCTTCATTATATATAGATACATCACTTTTTCTTAATCTTCGTCCTCCGACAAACACTTCAATTTCGTCGCAGGGACCATAACTGTCGGGAATACTTGTGTATTCACCCAATTCATTGCGAATCCTATAAAATTCCCTGTCGCTTTTTATAGGAACGTAATCTAAAGGACCTATTACAAGACTACTGCCGTCGCTGACAAAATCATTTCGTAATTGTTCTTCGTTGTAGGGAATATTTTCGCTGGCACTGATATCTATAACATAACTATCGATTTCATGAATTTCGGCGATCGCTGAACCCTGAGCACCTCTCCGTAATCCAGAAAGAATATTTCCATTCTTATATAGATATTCTATGCGTTCATTATTAATGATAATCGTTCCGGCTAAATTTCTACTGGCAACGGGATCATATAATTGTCCGTTATCGGTAATTAGTATTTCAGTATCGAAATAATTTAATGCTTTTGCCAGTCGTGTATTTTTATTTTTATTATATCTCTTATAATGATTAAAATTTAACATATCTTTATATATTTCATATGCTACAGGTTCTCGATATATGTTCGAACCAAAATTTATAATTTTAATCAAGTCATCGGTGGTCGATTCTACATTTAGATAAACGACATTCCGAGGTAGAATTAATTCATAATCTCGATCTTGAGTAAGCCTAATACCATTTTTATAAACCCATACGTATGATGAAGACAAAGGAATCCTAGAAATTTGATAATTTACTTTACCGCCAACATATTCGTCAGATATGATATCCATCGAAGGATATTCGCTGAACCATGTTATCTCAATGACATCATTTTCTTGTAAAGTGACAAAATTAGAAATCGTTAAGACGTTGTTTGCAGATAACACGTATTCTGCTCTTAGATCAATTTCGACTTTGATTTCATCCCCGAGAGTTAAATTCGATGGCGGAATAGTAATTAGATTTTGATTTCCATCAAACACATAATCAATCACAAACCTTTGAAGAGAGCCGTTTACAAATACTGAGATATTTCCCGAAGTAATGCTTCCGATAGCTTCTAAGGGATCTAATCCAATAAAAATATTGTTGTTCGAACCATCGTAGATAACATAGGTGGTATCGACACCGATTAATAATCTATCATTTACTGAAACTAAGAGACTGGATTTAGCTGAACCACGAGTCAATGATACGAACCCGTCTAATGAAAATGATCTCGTGCTACCATCAAAGATATTCTGTTGTCTATTAACACCTACAAGCGGCAATCTCGACGAATCCACGTCTGCCGTGGATGCACCTAAGCATATGATTTTAATTCTGCTACCTTCTTGAGGAGGTATTCCGAATTGTATGAGAGTAAGATCTTCTTCTTGAGTAAATTCAGAACTTTCAACATATCCAACATCAATCACCGAACCATCTAATGAAACGAACACGTTTGAAGTACGACTATAACGAGCTCGTGTCAAAAAGAATGATGTTTCGCCATCAGCTGTAAATTCTTGATAATCTAGGATCTCGATTCCGCCTATTCCGATAGAGATAATTTCTATGACAGATCCGGCGAGGGGAGCTGAAACGAAGGATATTGAATTATCATCGAAGTTGATTTCATAATCAGTAGTCAATTGTTTTTTGATTTTATCTACATAAACGATCAAAGAATTTGATTCTACTATTTCTAGATCTATGGCGAAAGTTCTTGTTGATTCATCACCAAAATAAATTTTAGTCTGTAAAGCAGCAGCTCCGCTTCTGGTGGTATTAAAAACTTTGATACTCAGGCTATCAAGGACCTGACCCGGAATATTTTCTTCTGGCGAGGGGACCTGATCGGGTGTGATGAATTTATCTCCATCGAGACTAATTTCTTCAGCTAGTGTTCCATTAGCTGTCGTATATGCTCCCGAAATCGAAGATAATGTGCCGCCAGATATTAATGTATCTACTAGATTAGGATCTTCGATCGTTAAAGATCCGTCGCTATCAATGGTTCGAAAAATCAAAGTATCACCCGGTTCGGTCGTTATATAGGGTAGATCTGTAACAGGATCTAAGAAATCTATCACCAACGTCGACCCATCTCCGATAAAACTAGGCATTACTGCTCCGTCTGGCGCCGCTTTACGACCGTTGGGCATCAGCGTTGATCCATCATACATATCGAAATAAAGATCATCGATTCTTATGGTCTTGGGTTCTTCGCTAAATTCATTGAATTGTAAGTCGTTGATGCGTTTGTCAAAAGTAGAATCTCTAGATAAACCTAAAAAAGGAGAAATATATCGTCTCTTGATATAAATCGTAACCAGTTGTCCTTGTGCTGGAACATAAGGCAACGTAATAGTATTGGTGCTGCCATCACAGACCACATAAAAATCAGTATTCGGTTCTATGCTATCCCAACCCTCAGTGAACCAAGGTAACGCATCCCAACCTCCTGTGACATCGAACGTAGTTCCTTGTATTTGCACCCCGCCAAAATCTACGCCTGTCATTAATTGATTTATTTCGTTACCTTTCATTCCGCTTAGAGGTCGATAATATTTTTCTATCCTGGCCACACTATCTAATAGTTCATCATTTTTTTCATAGGTTATTTCGATGATGTCACCGGTCGCTGGCGGTAAAACAAAGATCAATCTGCCTCTTAGGATTTTATAAACGTCGTTTTCTAATGTGAAAAGAGAAATATCGTATTCATTGTTTAATACGACTTGATTATTTTTTAAAATCCTTATTTTACTTTTATCTATAATAGATGCGTAATTCAGATTAAAAATCGCAGTGTTTCCTGTGGCTACAAAAGTTTGAGATTGAGAAAAATTATTGTAAATCGGAGAAGTAGATATCCTATCAAATTTTAATTTTATGTCGAAAGATCGTACGAATGAATTACCTAATATAGGCACAGCTTTAGCGATATCAGGCGAAGATCCGTTACCTCCCACTAAGAAAATATTAGGTGTAGCTGTATATCCTCGACCTTCACTTGTCACTAAAATCTTAGAAACATGTCCATTAGAAATATATGCCCGAGCCGCGGCTCCAGAGCCATTGCCTTCGATAACCACGCTCGGTACCGTGGTGTATCCGGACCCACCGTCTGCTATAGATATCGCAGTTATACCAAAACCTAGATTATCTGCCCACCATTTCCAAGGATATAGATTTGTTTTATCGAAATATTTGTCTATTGGTAAAATTTTTCCGTCAACTTCTGAATATGAGGGTGGTAGATCAAAATCTGCTACCGCTGAAAAATTATTGTCTATGTTAGTATATCTGCTGGTAAATTCTCTGATCGTCGTCCTATATGGTTTGACTTCTTCTAGATAAGATTTATAACTTTCTAGATTGTCATTTTTATATGATAATTTCTGTTGGAGAGGACCTATATTATGTACCGCTCCTAGGAAACTGGTCTTGAATAACCAATCGACATATTCCTGCTCTGATAGGACATATTTTAAACTGAAGAAAAACAATTTGTTCCACTCCACAGATAATTCTTCGATAAAGATATCTTCTTTGACCGCTTTAAAAATATTTCTCAATTCTTGTATCGGTTGGAGATCATACAACGCGGCATCGAAAGATCCTATGTTGTCGAAACCGAGCGGAGTGGTTTTTTTGTTGTACAACGAATCTTTGAGATAAATCGTACCTCTCTGTCTCCCTACAATATTATATTTTCCGTCTATATCTCCGATACCTTCTACTCGTTCTAGAACTGCCCATCCCCCATTACCAAATTCTGAAATTTTTATTAAATCGCCTATTTTTACGGATAATAATGTTGGTTCTAGATAATAACTTAGAATTTCTACAGAAATCCTAGACGATATTCCATAACCTGTTTTCCACCAATCGATATAATCCCAATATAATGAAGTGTTGAATCCCTGAGATTTACTTCTATAAAAATTAAATCTCTGTTGATCCCAACTATATACACTCCAATAGTTGCCAGCGGTAATATCATTTCTTACTAGAACTGAAAATTGTCTTATCTTAACGATAGCGGATGTATATTTTCTTCCTCGGGTCAATATCGTGACCGAATTCACTCTGCCTTGACCGTCGATGGTTATTTCGGCAGTAGCTCCTATGCCTGTCCCTTGGATCGTTATTTCGGGGGCGTTTCTATATCCGAATCCAGTATCCGATATAGTAATCGATTCTATTTCACCATTTACTATATTAGGTATCAATACGGCCTGCCGTACCCTGGCCGTTCCTACCTGCTCTAAATCGATGAAAGAATCGACTGCAACATCGTACTCATTCAATTCTTCTACTGGTAGTGGATCCGAAAGATTTAAATTTTCAAAATTAATAACATCTGCAAATGAGCGCTGTGTTAATATTCTGTTAATATTGTCTATTATGATTTTTAATATTTTAGTCCTATCAACAAACATCGTCTGCCTGGGTCTAAAACTTAATCCATATTTTTGCTTGGTTGATAAATTGGGATCCGGTACGGTGTTTCCCTGTTCGTCGAAACCTACCAAACTATCGATCCATTTTCTTTCTATCTGAACACTCGGCAAGCTATCTGCCTGGCCTTCTGTTAACAATTGATATTCTCTGTGGATCGGTATCAAATCTTGATCGGATTTTTTGTATTTGATGTTAACGCTGCTTTGATTACCTTTTAGCAGACTATCGAAATTAAAAACTAGCACTTGATTAGGAGCTATCATAGAAATAAGAGGCAGGCCCCCCGATTGTGGAGATTCTATTAATCTAGCAACGTCGAAGACCGATCTTCTTCTAAATTTTAGATCGGGAATCGTTTTTTTGTCCTTGACCCAATAATAATAAATCGTCTCGACTATTTGACCATTTAAAATATTATAATTTTCTTTGAAAGAATAGACATCGTCTCCGTACAATGCCTGCCCAGATATTCCCTGAGATAATCCTTCTGCAGTTTCTGCCAGGACGTTCCACTCCGAAGGAAGATAAATCGATGCCACCCATTCATAGACATCTATGCTGGCTCCGTGAGCTAATCGATTCCAATTTCCGCTGCGATAGGCGGTATCGCCTTGCTCATAAGTGATCCATTTGGCTGTACTTAGATCCCACCATACTTCTCCTACGTGTTTTTCTCTCCAGTTTTGAGAGGGATCCACTACCACTTTGTCATTTCCAACGGTATAGATCGCAGGATCATACATCAGTTTGTAGTTTATTTCTTGTTCCGCTATGCCTACGATTTTATTTTTGTAATGATCGACAAAATCGAGATTAGACAACCTTTCATCTAAAATATCATCAACTACGAATACTTCGTCGATCAAACTGATATCCACCAGCTCTGTTTCATTGGCGATTATGTTCCACGGATTTACAGAAATATCAGATTTAAACAATCTCACCAATCCAGTATATTGACTCGATATTTGGTGTGCTGGAGATCCTACTAATATTGTTGATGATGTCGCATCTATGCTGAATCCGAATGATTCAAAAGTGATTAGGTCGTCCGCTTCTAGCTTTTCAGACAATATGTATTTTTGATCATTAAGCTGATAAACATAGACCTGTCCGGGATATCCCTGATCTTCAGAAAATATCGTCGTGCCATCATCGAATGTTGTTCCTAGGTCAGTATCAAATCTCGCATACAATTTGAAAGGTGCATTTTTTGCTCCTATGACTATTTTTTCTGTAAATGGTGTAATGGCCACGCTTGTACCGAAAAATAAATTAGCGTTAGATTCATAGGACACCAATTTTTGTTTTAACCTAAAATCTGTATTTGCATCCGTATCTTTCTTAAAAACATATACCACGCCTTGATTTATCAAATTGACATCTGCTTCGGGACTACTGACAACTAATGTAGTTCCGCTGTAATCGATATCTAGATCGTAACCAAAAAGATCTCCAGAAGAAATAAATTCTTCATCGGTATCATTGATATCTGCGAAATTTCCAGCAGTGATAGTTTGAATCAAATGATATCTATCAACGAAATCTCGTCGATAAACAAAAACTTTTCCCGTAGGGATGTCTGTGCTGTCGCCGACAGAAATCCAAGGGTCGCTGGCCGGATCTTCGTTTTGACTGATGTATATATCAGAACTATCTTCTACGTTTGATCTAGGATCTATCAACTTATAATATCCGGCAGGAGTCCGTACGACATCACCTTCTCTATAGATAGCGGCACCACGCCAATCTCCTTTATAATTTGGAAAATATTGTCCATCACTATAGATCGCCGATACAAAAAGCAAACTTCCATCTAGACTCATAGCTATAGAGTGCCCGAAGATATCTCCGGTTTTGGTCAGTTCGGCTAAATCAGATTCGTTTAACATGCCAGAAGACAGAGTAGAACCGTCGTCATCTAAGAAAACATTTTTAGGTAACGAAGATTCTCCGCTCACTGGGTCGATCTGAGTCCATTCGCTACTTACTACATCTGTTAGACCTATGGTACTACCGTCACCGATCACATCGATTTTTGCCTGATATAATTTATTATCGTACCAAACTATCGATCCTCGCGGATAAAAAGTCGAAGATTTATAGATTCCAGCGTAATCAGTATTAAGAAGATTCTTCCATACATTATTTTCAAATTTAAATAGATATACCCTTCCTCTATTTTCCAATGCACCGGGAGCAGATACGGAAACATAATAGCTGTTACCAGTTTTACCTATCGAGATATCGTGACCAAAATTTTCATCGAGGTCGAGATCTGGACTTAGTATAGTGGTCGAATAATTCCATTGTTGATTCTGCCACTCATAAATCAATACACATCCCTGGTTGCTAGGTCCGTTGAATCGACCAATCGGGGATGCTTCGATAATCGACGCAGGATCCCATCTATCAGTGTAAACATCTACGGTGCTACCGTCACCAAACATATCATCGGTCGCGGACCACAATCTGTTAGCATACCGTGTTATTTCTTCCGCGAAATATTGACCATTCGCGTCATAATCTCCTGCGAATTTACTTCTCACCCCGCTGGCATTAGGAGCACCTATCAATAACCATCTGCCGTCGGCACTAATTGCCATTCCCTTACCTAGAGAAAAATTCATGGAATTTTCTAAGAATTCGGGCGGTGTTATACTGGCATATAAGTTCAGTGACTCGGGTAATTCTTTGTAAATTAAAACATAATTAGTATGTGGCAAACTGACTATAGACTGGCCCAACACATCGCTGTACAAAACCTTATATCCTAATTCTCTAGGATTAGCGATTCCCAGATCAATAGGTTTCTTAAAAGAAAATACTTTGTTTTTTTCTACGACTTCCCATTTCTGATCTTTATTCCTTTCGATCCACAGCTTCGAACCGGCTTTTATGCCTGCAACTTTTTCTAAATTCAATTGTTGATAATCAATAAATTTAGCCACGGAAAATTCGTAGATATAGTTTATGGTGCTTGAATCAAATTCTGCAGGTGTATCTGTTGGCGCCTCAATAACGATGCTGCGCGATGTCTGGTCAACTATCCTGTGAAATCCTGTTAGATTTGGAATATTTTTTATACCTACTACATCGCCCACTAAAAAAGCGTGTGGTCTGTCAAAAGAAATAGTATCTCTAGAACCTGTCCTCTCGATATTGTTTATCGTTAATGTCGAAGATTGATTAAATCTCCATACGGTCCAAGACATTTCAGATAAAAATGTAATCCATATGTGATTATTTTCTCTAAATTGTTCGACATCTAAAGTCAACAATTCATCGATATCAGATACTATAAACTCTACCTGATCTAATTTAACGAACCCTGCAGATCTGTTATTATCTGAATAATATTTTACAGGAGTTACTTCTGTAGTGAAAGGTATTTTACTAATTAAAAATTCCGATTGTGGTACCCTTAAAAACTGATCTAGTATAGCTCCAGCGGGTTTTGATTCGGTAAAGATGATAGGTTGAGGATTTATTTTTAAATCATTCCTAGAAATATTAAATTCTATTTCTACTTTTTGATCTATCCCTCCGTATCTCGACAATAACAATGCCCACTCTTCTTTTAAGATTATGCTATCATCTTCGACCGGGCTAGTCTTATCAAAAATCTTTTTGACAGAATTAGCTGTTCCTTTTTCTCTTATAAATCCCTGATATAGTTTGTATTGAACCACATCGTCTTCAGCTAAATTTGATAGATAATCTCTTTTCTGATATCCTATTAGATGTCTGGCAAGGTCTCTTTGCTGATTTCCGAGACCTTCTGAGTCTAAATCATAATAGTCTTCGATTTGATTAATTCTATAATCGAAATTCATTACTAATTTTTTGGATGGGGCCGAATCTAATTTAACCCAATTTGTATCATCGAAGACATCGACTCCTGCTTGATTAGACAAGCTAGTCCAATAAAAACTTTTATACGAAACCACGTCCCCTAATTTGTAATCTGTGAAAGGTTCCCAAAATTTAATGCTGGCTGTATCGAAAACGAATCCGGGGCTAGTATAATCGCCATCCCAATCGGTAGTTCTAAAACCTCTACCTTTTATTCTTTCTTGCCGATATCCTGTAGGTTTGTCATAGATAACATCATTGAAAACTGTTCTATCATCGAATATTGTCACGTGTTCTTTAAGAATTACATGGGCAAGGAAAAAATAAATTCCTTCATTGGTGTTTATCGGTGACAAGGTAAACTCTTGAAAGTCTCTCGTTACTTCAATAAAGGCCGGTTCAAGGATCGTTCCATCGCTTTTCAACACAGAATATCCGTAAAAATTATCTAATAGATTATCAACGACGCCTACGCTATTTTTTAATTTTATTTTGGTAGATAGAGGACTCAACGAAATCAATGCACCGATCTGCCAATTCTGTCTAGTCCAGAACATAAACTCTTTGGCAGAAGTAAGAAAATCATTAGCTACCCCGATCTCGGTATTATATGAATCGAACACATATCCTAGAGATTGTAGGTATTGCTGATGTCCTAATAAAAAATCAACTACAGATTGTATATCAGATAAAATCGTACCATAAATTATACTAGATATCCTTAAGGAATTAAAATTCTTTCTATATAATGCAGTAACGCCTTGGACAGTTGGGAGAACCGGTAATTTTTTTAAGAAGTCGAAAGAAAATGTTTCGCCTGAAGTAAAACTCTGTAAAGTTCTATAAAATTCATTATTATATCTTATGACCACACCATTACCGTAAAATTTAGTTGGTGCCCAATCTACAAAAGTTTCGCTTATTCCTCCGACATTGATCGCAGAATCATTTTGAGAAGCCAATGCTTGATAATAATTAAAATATGGATTTAGTTTATCATATCCGTATATTTTATATCCCCTATCTGTCTTTTCTATGATTACGCCACTATAAGATATAGAACTAATAGGACTGCTAACATTAAAAATAATATCATAGTTTTCTGCTGGAACGAAAACACTACTCGACGTGCTCTGAGGATTCTTGCTATCTAATATATATTTTTGATTATCGGGGTCCACAAACCCTGATAATCTTGTGGTCAATTTTACATCTATGCCATTTATGAAGTTTTTAAAATCTACATATCTCAAATTTATGCTCTTGAGATAATCCATGAGATATTTTATAAGTCCTGATCCAAAGACCTCGCCGGCTATCGGTATCTGTATATCATTGATAGTGTAGAAATAACCTGTTTGATTATTGATAGTTTGATTTAATATGTTATTTTTCGTATTAGAAAACGTGAAGTTATTACCTATGAATTCAAATGGTTTCAACAATGAAAACAATATCATTAATGCGAATGGATATTCAGAGCTGGCTTTCCATGCATGTTCTACCGGAGCGCAATCGCCTAGTTTAAAATCTCCTTGATTATTGATCAGTGAAAAATTTCCTGCTAGATTAGAATCCAGAGGGCTTAACAGATTTCCATCACCGTCAACAGGTACATGATCTAATAAAGTTGACCGTTTATAACGATCATAAGTGCCTGCTCTATTTCCCTGACGTATAATACCATCTCTTAGATCTTCCCACAAAAGCAGATTACCGCTAGTATATGGGGCTGGACCATATTGAGATTCCCACCAATCGGGCTGTTCGGAAAATCCTAACATCTCCCAGGGACAGCGATGTGGCCTATCTGTGTCATAGAACCATCTGTATACTCCTCTCCAATATCCGGGAAGGTTTGTCGATTCTGCTCTATCGGACATGTTAGAATAGGTATAAGTAAAACTATTCTCGCTATCAAAATACGTGTTGTTTACATAATCTATATTTGTATCAGCGATCCATTGTAAAAATTGCCTGTTTAGCACAACATCGATTTTATCTTTAGAATATTCACCGACTCCGTAATAACCTGCTATGATATTATCTATATTAAAAATAGATTCGTCGTAGCGTCTTTTTATATTGTTATAAATCCTAAATTCTAACTCTAAAAGAAGATCGTCACGGAAATCATTATAAGCAATGGTAATACTGCCATCATGTCCTTGGATTACATATTTTGGTTCGATATAGGTATCGTCCAAAAATTTCTGTGGTAGATATTTTTTATACAATCCTAATTTCGTAGGAGTAGGTGGAACGAAACAAGATGCTGTAGAATTATATTCTCTGATAGTAATTAAATCGTTTTCATTTAGATTTTTCAATATTTTTAAAAAACCGAAAGTAGAATCAAATTCGTAATCTCTCAGAGATACGAGTTGTTCATCGTTGATATAAACGTACACAGCCTTTCTGCTATCGGTATCTAGATCGAATTTTTCATCTAAAGCAAATGTTTTAATACCAATATCATCTACTCGATATACAATATCTCTGTAGGCTCCACATCCTAGCATATCCGAATCAGCGAAAGGATCATCGGCGGTTTTTGATCTAGTGTATTCTGCGAAAATTTGATCGCATAACTCAGAAACGTCTTCGTTGTAGGGAAACCGAGTAGATAGATCTAAAAACGATGATTTAAATTCAGTATATCTTTTTTTAGCATATTCAATGGATTTGATTAAATTGATCTCTTTATCACAGAGCAACGTTATAGGTAACGAAGAAACTCCAGAATGTTTTAATATTCTTGTAGAAAACGGAATGTAATCCGAAAGATCTCTTAGATTATTCGAACCAACAGATTCTCCTATTAACTCATCATTAAATTCTAAAGCAGATTTTAAATGGTCGACCGCTACTCCATAAGTAAAATTTTCTATCAGGGCATTAAGAGGATTTCTTTCCAAGGCCGCCGGTATTTCATAAAATCCCATGTCTGGTAAGGTTTTACAAAACAATTTAATCGAAACCGTGTCTCCTTGAGATAATTTTTCTTCAAAAATAAATTTAGATTTAATTCTCTCAAATTGTTTTTTATATTTTATTCCATTAACATAGATTACCAAAATCGTGGAAGATTCATTGTCAAAATCATTCCAATCAACGGTTTCAAAAATCACGGTATCAGTCGATTCTTGTATTATTTTACTATCGATAATAGGCTGTATATATTTAGAATCAGTCTTGGTCCAGCAATTGCTATAAGAATCAACGAGATTATTTTTAAAAAATCCAACTCTTATAAATTTTTGAAAAACTTCTTGATTGACCTGATATATAAAATTGTCTATTTCCCAATCAAATTCAAATTGTATGTCACCAACGTTACCTATGTTTAGATAACTCAATGAAAAACCTAATTCAGAATCAACGATGCTCGATCCGACTTTGTAACTGATTATTTCTGTTCCTGAAAAACTAGAAACCGGATATCTATCTAAGTCTGAAAAACTAACTCCATCTTCGTCAAATACATCGAACAAAGGCGATTGATTCACTGATTGTTTTACCTGGCTACGTATCCATCTGTTTCCGTCGAAATGATACATCAATCGTTGATTTGCATTTCCTCTTTTTACTAGAACACACTCTTGGATTAACGATTCGGAATCGGAGGTCGGCATCAGACTTATCTGTCTCGTCCCATTGTGTGTAATAAATTTTACTTCATATATTCTATTATTGGCTAATTTATCGGTATCTGCGATTACCAGTATCCTAGCTCCTTGGAATAGTTCTTCTCCGTCAACGATATATCCCCTGCTTCCTTCGATTTTGCTGAAAACATCCGTGGTAAAATCATCTATATAATCTACAGGCACCTTTGCAATCGAGCCGTGTTTAAATAATTTGATATTAGGAACGAACTCAATTATCGGACGTTTGGCTCTATTCCTTTCATCTGAATCGAAATCTGATCCAGAAATCTGAAACGCCTGTTCTAATACCGATCTGTGAAACCATCTGTTATATCTAGACCAAGGATTTAAATCTCGACTACCTCTATTAATAACGACATAATCTTTCTTTCCCGCATAAAAGGTCGCATCATCAAAAGGATCGGTATCGAAACCAGAGTTATCAAACAAAACTTCAGGAACATCATTATTGATACCACGAGAAATAACTAGATCGGAAAATTTCGTCAATGTTATCCCAGTTCCTACACCCTCTACGACCCAAGACTGATCATTACCGTACGACTCTGGTATTATCTGTCCAGAAAATCTTACTATCATCCCATTCGAAAAAGAAATACCATTGCTGCTAAAGTATTCCGATTTACCTAAAATCTCCTTTTCAACATCTAGTTTAGTGTTAGAATCAACGTTTCCTACTATGAATTTACCTAGCCTGTTCGGATTAGTATCGCTCTGATAGTATAACACATCTGGTGCGTCAAAGGGTATTTCGAATGTCAACGTACCATTTTCGATGCCATTGTTTGTCACTCCATTGCTATAATCTAGAGAACTGGAAACAGCGGCTGGTTCGAGGTATTCCCAATCTTCAGAATCTTCATCTATGGTGCTTCCGTCGCCCTGAGGAATATTTTTAAGAGCACGCCATAGCTTGGCATCAAATAATACTATAGAACCTTTAGAATATGCCAGATCGGGATTATACCGAAGGCTTCCAGAATCATAAGATGTTCTGATCGTAAATCCGTTGCCTGGAGCGTTGATGATAAATTTGTATTTCTGTCCGCGATAGAGTGTTAGCGTTGGATTGTTAGTCAATCCGTCTGGAAAGAAAACATAACTATCAGTCACACCTAGTTTCACTCTATAGGTACTTTCGATCGCTTGCAGTTGTCCTCTGATCGTGATAGGTGGTGGTCCGTCGGGTATCCAATAATATTCTCTAAAATTAACAAATTTATCCCAGTCTATGGGAGGATCCCAGCTGTAATGTTTTTGCTGGGTAACGAGATTATCATTCTCTTCGGTATTACCAAAAAATCTTAAAATATTTTTAAAATCTAAGTAGTCATAAAATTTTGTATCTCGATTTTCTCTCTCGACGATAACGCCAGGTTCTAATTGATATCTACTTCTTAAAGTATCATCCGAATCCAGATAAACATCAGTACCGTTGTAGGTTTTACCATATCTCCTACCTATGTAACCTACATTCTTTTGAAGGACTCCGGGCTGGGTTAACGGATCTAATGTCGCTCCAAAAAACTTCTTATTATTTTCTGTTTGAAATATCTGAGGTAAAAGATCAGATTTCTTTCTAATCGGTACCTGGCTCTGAGGAAATCTTTTATTTTCCATAACTATGTGCTTGAAATTATATTATTAACATTGGCTTTGATTTCCGAAGCGATGATGGCAGGAACTATTTCGACATCATCTACCGTAGCTCCGCTGATAAAAATTTCATCAGATCTACTTTTTATTTCAAAAAGGCTTCCGAAAACCTGATTTTCTTGTCTAGGTACGATGACCATATTACTGATATCTGGAGATGTTGAATTAGTCACATAAGTTATCAATTCTGACAGGTAGAAGGTATCTCCAAAATCCCAATTGTTGATATTAAAAAAATCATTTATAGCAGAAATTATCCTAACTTTTAGATCATTATCATTTATGCTTTTATTAGAATTCTTAACTATTTTGAATATCGCCTGTAATTTGCTAGTAGCGGTTCTACCAAATAATATTTTATAAGTTACTGGATGATAAATTATTTCATCGCTGATAGTCTTGATGTTAGTTAAATTGGCATCAAAATTGATTCTTAGATCATCGCTAGATGGTGCCTCTGGTTCTATCGACGTAAATCCTTGAAGATAATTTCTAAATTCTGTATCGTAGGATCGGGTTAATAAGAAAATATCTATGATGTTACTGACGCTAGGATCTATTCTTCTATCTACGCTGGCATTGTGTATGTACTGGAATTTAATATTATTCCTGCCAATGTTGGCTCGATAACTGGGTTCTAATATGAAAGTGTTCGTAGATTTATCTACTCTCTTGACGTTGTTTTCATCGATGTCGTAAAAATAAACCAACCGACCATCGGTAAATTCATTATCATTTATGTTAACTAAACTCTCTTTCTGCCTGATGAGAATGTTTCCATTAGAATTATCTATGAATTTGTAAATCAACTGCCCGAACGAATCGGTCGTTTCTTGGAAAAACAAAAAATTCGATTGAGAATCTAAACCCACGATGTCCTCAAATTGCTCTGGGTTATCAATGACTCCGTCATCGTCGCTGTCGCTGAATGATATTTTGATTTCATCAGTAGCCTGATATCCATCGTCGTATTCTATCATATCGCTGATTTCAAAAGTTAAATCCGATTTCAAAGGATTTATAAAATCGCTAGAAGTATTGATCCCTAACACTCGTATTTGATCTTTGACGACTGCATTATTTCTAGCATCATAGGCTTTTTGATTAGCATCAAAATAAAATCTATTCTGTTCTAGACTTCCAAAAATGTAATCTAACGTTCTAATCCTGACTACGTAACGATCAGCGATTTTCACGAAGGCTATCAGCCAAGATGAATCTAGATTAGAATTAGTGGTATCTCCGGCTTTTCCTAGGCTAAATTCATTGATAGTGTTTAAATTAGCGGTATCTACGATCTTCCATTGGGCATCATTTATATCGTATCTCAATCCGAAATTCAAATTCGCGAAAGTTATGTTAACTATTTCTAGTTCCAAAGACGTCGATAAATCATTTACGAATCTAGGAACGATCCTCGAAGCTATGGCTCCAGTTGGGATGATATCATTGAATTCGATGGGTCCTAGACCGTTAGTTAATACACCTCTACCTGCATTGGTGCCATCACCGACCACTCTTACCGCCTTGGTCCATAGTTTTGTAACCTGTTTATAATCATTGAAATCTGCATCAACTATCTGATCATCTTTAAAGGCCTTGCCTGCAGGAGGCACGAATTTAATGAGAGATCCCACTTGGAGACTTTTTAAAATATTAGTGGTATAGGCCGAACCAACTTTGATCAAAGTAGAATCGATCGCGCTGACAAAATATCCAGTGGACTGATTAACTGATTTAGAAACCTGTGTCCACAATGTATTATTATCTGAGAATAATATTTTACTATATTTGGCGAGATAAAAATTATAAATTCCTGATTTTTGAAATTCTAATTCCAGATCGTTTTTAATAAAATTTAATATATCTTGTTTATTAGCGAATTTAAATGACAGCGTTATTTCGTTGTCGTTTTTATAGATCAACCCGTCAGAAGCAAAAATATTTACTCCTGAATATTTTCCCGACGCATCTATAATCTCAAAATTCCTAGATATTCCACTAGATGTTCTATTGATAGCTCTTACTTTTAAAATATTTTGACTACTGGACAAGGGAGCGAGTTGATAATCTTCCGCTGTGATCATCCTATTTTGTGTATAATAAAGTGCAGGTGCCCGTTCTCTAATAGTATCGATATCTTCCGAGGGTGCTGAAGATGTCACGGTATATTTCAATGCCATGCTGATATTCAATGACTGTAGGGTTCCCGTCTTGCTGATATAAGGAATGGCTATATTGATGTTCCTCATATCGACCGGATTTATCTGATATGACAGACCATTGCTGATCCTATAAAATACCCTAAAAGACCCTTGTGGTAAATTTCCATAAACGCCGTCGGCGAATACTAACTCAACTTTGTCATTTTCTTTAGTGACCACATTGTAGATGTTTCTGATATCACTATTAATAGAATTGTAGGCGATGTTGTTACCTATCAAAGATTCAACTTTGGTCCATTGAGTGGTTTGATTTCCAATAGAATCTAAAGAGTAAAGCCATACATCAGTGTTGTTGATACCTTCTGTGGCTACCGCTACTTTTTCGTTCGTCGTTGGAATATCTATAGCGAAATCTGCGGTTTCAAGGCTGCCCTGCTTGAACATCATATAGAAACCTGTGTTCTGGCTGCCTGCTCCTTTGTTGTCTTGTCTGTAAATAAATCCTATTTGATTTCCTGGTTCGGGATTTTCTTCATAGACAAATTCTCGGTCTTTGAAACTGGTGCTGACTATTTCAAACACCATCGACCTACCTGCTACTGATTTCGTGAACGAAAACAAAGGTATATCTGATAATGCTGATCTAAATCTATATTGTTCTGTGTCTATACCATCTATCCGGGCTTCGCCTTGATTCCGACCGAATTCCGTATTGTTTGACATAGCGGCGTTTATCACTGCTAAAAATTGTTCATACCAATTAGGATTTGTAGGATCATTCCATACTATGGTCTGCTGACTTAGATTCCTTCCGGCGCTGTCAAACACAGGCTCCGATGTACTGATTGTTTCAAATTTTAGCAGTCCTGTCGCTGGAATGTTTCTTTTTGCATTATAAGAAAGCATCCTTGCTAGACGAAGAACGCTTTCCTTGCGTTCTGCGATTTCTATAAAATTTTCTCTGCTGGCGAGATCTATTCTAAAACTAAGGCTTTGGCCCACAAAAGCGATAGCATCTATCAGCGCCATGTATTCTGAAGATTCGATATAATCATTGAAATCTTCTGCGTAATTTTCTCTTAGATATTCTATAATAACACGGCGGAGATTTTCAAAATCGTAGGATTTAAAATCAGCATTTTTAAATGTCTGATATATCCTCGTCCAGTCCTGATTCAATAGCAAATTGTTTAATCTAGATGTTGTGCTCATGTACGATCGTTTCCTATCTTATATTTACATTAGATAATAATGTACATATATTATGAACCAGTGATAGCATTGTTTCTGTCAAAAGTAAAGGCCATCCTCTCGGTGATGTTAAAAGGGATATAGGTGATCGAAGCTTCTATTCTTATACCCTGCTGGACCGAATTGATCTGGATCGAGTTGACTGAAACCCTGGGATCGTAGTTAACTATCTGTTCGACATTATCTGCTATTAGTTTTTTGTTTTCTTCTGTCATCGGTTCAAACAGCATATCCCATATGATAGTTCCAAAGTTGGGATTTTCTAGCTTCTCACCTTTGCGGATATAAAAATGATTCAGTATATCCTGTTTGACCAGGTCGATATCATAGGATTTATAACCGCTATTGGTATTTTTGCTGTTAAATCCTTTATAGGTAAAAGCCGTGATATTCTGGTTGCCCTGAGAAATCCTGTTCTCTGCTACCGTTCGTTGATTATATAATTTTGCCATCAATCTATCTCCCTATCTGTAAATTCAGGTTTCAGCACAGCTGGACTTTGATTTTCATGCAGCAGCCAAGGTTCGTGCATGGGAACCCTTTTCATGATACTGGCTACCGATGCTGTTTGATATCTCTGTTTCCAACCGGCGGCGGGGTTCGTGGATGGATTTAAATGTGTAGACAGCGGTGTAACTGGGGCGGCCGTCTGCGCGGGAAAGCTGTTCATATATATTCGTGTAGCCGATTCAGTGTGATTTCCTCCGGTCTTTATGTCTGTGTTTCCTGCAGCGGTAAATTTATGATCGCCATCGCTCCTAAGATCGAAGTTTCCTCCACAGGTTATCTTACCGTCCTGTCCGACTAAAATATTCCAATCAGTGGCGGCTTCGCTCTGTATCCTTCCGGATTCGGATTTCATATTGATATTGCGGCCGGCTTCGAGATTTATGTCTCTGTCTGCACGGATATTCAGATCGTTTTCTGTGTGTATAGATATGGAATCCTGTGCATA